TCTTGATTCTTTTCCAGAGGAAATTCTGTAGTTTGCATTTAAAACTGCTCCATCTTTTGGCCTTCTACCAAACAAATCATTACCAAAAATCAATTCATAACTATCTTCTTGAGATCCCTGTAAGAAAAATACTTTGGAAGTGCTTGAAAGTCCATATAATGTATCGGCTCTCTTAAAATCATTGACTGTTGCACCATTATCTTCAACAACACTTAAAGTTAAGCTGTTTATATCAATATTTTTGTTACTAAAAATAAATTGTTGATTTTCTATGCTGTAGTCAACAATGAATGTGTCTGTATAATAATCTCCTTCGTATATTAGAAGATTTGAAATATCATATGTTGTATTTGGAGAAGAAATTACTTTAGATTGATCTGTGGTAAAAACATATGTACCATTAGCGTTAATACCCGAAAATCTTGTTCCTTTCGGTATAGTAATAACACCGCTTGTTATATTAGTGTCTAAAGATAGATCAATTTTCGCAACGCCAGATTTCGCGCTTCTTGGTAAATAATTTAATTCTTTTGCATGTGAAATAACAGAGTCATACTTTTGAGCTGAATCCAAAAACATTTCAGATGCAACCATATTAAGATAAAACGCATTGAGATAGGTGTTGTATGACATCACATCAAGCAACACATTCATATTTGATCCTTCAAAATCATAGTCCAAAAACACAGACTGTGTTTTCAAAAACTCTTTAAAATTTTCTTTTAAAGTATCAAAATCAAGCGAACTTAATACTAATTGACTGTTTGTTGCCATTTAACGGACTCTTTTTAAAATAAAACTAAATGTTATAGGTTCTGGATTATTTATTGTGTTATAAACAATTGTGATTATTAGACCATTTTCGCTTGTATCAGAGGCAGAAACCTGAACACCAATTAAATTTACCCTATTTTCATAATTTCTTATTACAGTTTCAATATAAAACTCTAATGTATGGTAATCTTCAGTTGAACTGTTTTCAAACAGAGAATCTAGTATATTTGCTCCAATTGATGGTTGAAATAATCTTTCGCCAAAATTAGTTGAGATAAGATTCCTCAGTGATTGATTGATTGAGTTTTCGTTTCTTACTTTTACTAATTGATCACCATAAGGTGTTTTAGCAAAATTTGTCGCAAAATCCGAAAAATAATCAATTTTGACATCTGTCTTTGATAGAACTTCTGCTCTTGTTAATCTAGCCATTATCCACCTGCAAATACGTCAGAAGAGCCTTCAGCAACTGAAGTGCAGCCAGATATTGCATCACCCACACGACCTGCACCCTTTCCGTTGACAAATACTGTAGTAGAACCTACTGCTATTCCAGCTGTGTGGTTTTGGCAAGGTACAGGAAAAAATTTGTGCGATGTGTTTTTGTCGCCTTTTCTGGACCAACCTATTCCATTGACAAAAACATCTTCAGAACCTTCTGCTCTAGTCATTGACGTGCAATGTGCTACGTCATTATCTCCGATTCTAGTTGCTGCTGGCATTTTTTTCCTTCTTGAGTAAATATCTTAACTTTTCATTCCATTTTTCAATTTCTTCATGATCATGATCAGTATGCGGCTCATCAGGCATCTTGGGTTTAAATTTAATCACGTTGTCAAATTCTTCTGGTATATCTTCATATTTATTATAAGTTTCTAAGATTCCATTTCTTAATATAACAAATTCATGTGTCATGTTACACCTCAGTTCAAATCGATACGTGGCGATACCATTTTAATTCCGCCAGAAGTTATTTCTATGTAAGAACCCCCTCCGACCTGTAATTTTATCTTTGCAGGCTCTACAGTTACCTTTGCCTCTGTTCCAACCTGTAATAATACCTTAACATTACTGTTAGCAATTAGCTCATCTGCACTTGTCATTAAGTGCAGTTTACCTGCACTAACTTGCATATCATAACTGCCTTTTTGTATATGAACCGCAAAGTCACCTTTTTCTACCATAGTAATTTTATTACCAGAAACTGCCTCAACATGATCTTTTTCAAAAGCTTCGTGCCAATTACCAGAATGTTCGTGAACTTGATCACCATATGAACCAGTAAAAGATTTGCTCTCAGAAGCTGCTACAATAAATTCTTTTTTAAATCTATTATGAGCAATAATAGAACCTTCAGTTGAAGTGTGATAATTGGTTTTACAAGCTATACCCTTATCGCCTGTAACATTTTCTCTAGAAGTTGATTCAACGCTACTGTCTTTATGGCCATCTACATGACAAGTTTCACCACCAACTGTGTAGCTACTTGTTCTTCCTGTATTCAAAGAAGTAGTATGAGCGTTTTCAGAAGAATCTTGTTCAGTAGTTCTATATGAACCTGTTGCTTCAAGATCTAATCTAAAATAATTTTCTGGTTCTTCTGGATTTGCATGTACTATAGTTTGACTGCCAAGTATATCTCTATATCCAGTTGTAAATCCGTATTTAAGAGTTTTTTTACCGTCACTAACTCCATCAATAGGTAGTTTTTTATTTTTATCTGTTACATCAGCCATTATTTTAACTCTTTATCGTGTTATACAAATTCTTACCAGCATCTGTTAAATTGGAAATAGTTGTTGCTGCACCAGCAACAGTACTAACAGCATTGAGAAGAGACGAAACTGCAGACAACGGTTGTGCCGCTTGTTTTGCTTTTTCTTTTTCTTGTCTTAGCATAGCAATATTTTTCATAAAATCTGTATGTGATTGTTTGATTGCGCCTTTAGTCAAAACTGAAAATGGTAATTGCAATGATTGTTGTAGGTTGGCAATGGTTCCTGCATATCCAGCCAATTGCATCAGCATTTGCATTGCTGAACCCGCTGTATTATTGCCGCCGCTTTTGTTTTGTGTGTTTGTTTCTACTTTTGAATCTTGTTCTGTTATCAAATCGTTTAAAATTTTAGCAGTTAAATTATTATTAATTATATATGGCTCTAAATTATTTGCTAATTGTTGTTCTGCTATGCCATATACTTCTTCTGAAACACTTGTATAATATCTAGAACCAAGCTTTCTTAATGTATATACTTTTTTTTCTTTATTGGGGGAAACCCATTCCTTGTACCCTGGATGGGGGTCGTTTGCTTTTGTGTAGTATGTTTGAACATAAAAATCCGGAACTTCTTCAACAACTGGGGTTGGAGCTTTACCAATTTCAGTAACAGTTTCATAAGAATAAACTGGTATCTTATTTTTGCCATATCTTATATAATTTACATATAAATTGGCCAATGCATTTTTAACAATATCCCTATATTCAACATCAATGAAATTCAACCCGCCGTCTTTTAATGCGTTGTTAAAAACATTAGTCAATTTAACAAAACTATATTTGTTTGTTAAAATAGCAAGAGCACCAGAAAACGAATCTTCAACTGTTTTTTTACGACTGGATTGAGAAGATCCTGATGAAGATGCTTGTATTTGACCCAACATTTGATACATCATTGGAGCAACCGAAGATAATCCTTGAGGGTCAACCGCAGCTAACACAGAAGGCAAATCTTTCAATCCTTTTTTACCAGCTGCGGTAGTCGGTTTTTCTTTATTTGGTGCAAACTTTTCTGCTATAGAATGATTTTTTTGTTCATCCTTTATTCTTTCTGCTGGGTTTGCATACTTAGTTTCTTTTTTAATTCTTGGAGTTTTTCCTAAAGCTGGTGCAGTGTTCTTTTCATCCAATTCTGGGGTAAATGTCATATTATGCTAATCCTTTTTTCTGTACAGGATTATCTGGGCCAGGTTGTTTTATCTTACCGCCAGAATCTTCATCAGGTTGTTTTCTTACACCCTTTTTAGATGGTAAATCTCCTCTACCAAGAGTTCCCAAAATAATTGGGTGCTGTTCTCCAATATCATCTTCTAGATATGAGATCAAAACTCTTGAGCCAACAACCATTCCAGAAGGTATTATACCAACACCAGCAGTGGCAGCTGATGTTATTGGGTGTAATGGAGTGCACCAAGGAAGATGCTCGTCTTTCACTTGTTGTTCGTCATTTTGTTTGTTGTAAATTCTAACTTGACACATACCAGAATATGATGGATCTTTTATACTTCTTACTTCACCAACATACAATTTCATTTTATGCTGTACCTCCGCCTTGAGTAAAGGAAGCCTTTACTACTTTTACTACCATTGTATATCTTGGAGTTTGACCCAACGGTTTAATTCTGTGTCGAATACCAACAACCAAGACCTTATCATTAAATTGTGTTTCTAAGTTACCAGCAATTCGAGTTGCTGCATCAACCTTTTTTGGCAACTGAAGACTTATCATAGATCCAAGAGTTATATCAGGATTTCCAGGAATTTCAAATTCAGCAGAGTTTTGTGCAAGATGAGATAAAAATTCTGCTCTCTTACGTTTTGCGTCTCCTGTAGTTACTTTGTCTTTTTCATTTATCTTATGATATATTTTTTTCTGTGGAACTAATTTATGCGAAGAGGTTTTTCCTTGATAAACTTCTTTGCCAGGCAAAACAAATTTTGTTTGTTTGTCATCGGTTTGCACAACACCATGAGTAGTTAAATTAAATGTTTGTTCTGAAGAACGAGTTAAATGTCTTGAACCAGAAAAGAAACTTTCGCCAACATTTATCCACATCACAGAATTTCTTTTGTCTAAATCTGTTCCTGCAGAAGAATCTAGAGTGGTTGATTGTTTGATCGTAGCAACAGGTGCTTGCTGAAAAAGTTTTTCATATGTTGTTATATTGTATTTCTGTGTTCCATTTCTCTGTTGTTGGAAAACAGCATAAGCAGAAGATTGACTTTGTGATGCTACGTGCTCATCATTAAGTTTTTGAATTACGTTTAATGGATGCTCGTTGGAAGCCAACCATCTTCTTTTTTCTTTTGAATCTTCACCGACAACAACTTGTTTATCGGTTTTATAATTTTCTTGTAGTATTTTCTTTGCAATATTTGTTGTTTTATCTTCGTAACTTTTTTGAACGTAGTTACCTTGTGCATCTAGAAATTCTTTGCTTACGCCTTTAATAGTGTAACTCTTAGAATGCAAAGAACCTTGGTTGTTTTGAGATTCATCGTTCAAATTAGAATTTTCTAACTGCTTAAATTTAAATCCAACAGTTTTACCCAAATCTGTTGAAAATCTAATACTAATATCTTGATCATAAGATCCATTTATTTTATTAGTCCCTAACGAATCAGTTGGATCAACTACTCTTACTTCAAATGCAGGACCATACGTGTTTAAAATGTCTTCATATATATTCAGCTCGTCAAAAAAAGCTTTGCTTGCATTAGTTAAATCTAGACTACCAATTCTCAATTCTGAAATTCTCACATCACCAATTGGCATTACTCACTCTCCAACAAAGTTGTTAAATTATTCACTGCAACATCAGCTTGATCTTTGTCTATCAATCTAATGGATTTGTTGTATTCGTTCCTTTCAAATTCGTAATCATAATATGTTATAGGTTTCCAATAGATAAGTTCATCTTCCGGTATACTATTTGCAATAGATGTAACCGCAGAAACTGTTGCTTTTGTTTCGCTTTCTGTGCCATAAATATAGCTTGAGCTGCTCAAGGAAACTTCGTTGCTTGTAAAGAAAGAACCACTTAGATGTTGCAAATAAACTCTATTTGATTTAATAGCCGCAACCTGTCCCTTACCAATATAATCCTCTCTAAGAACTATATTACAAATTTCATCAATAACAAAATTTGATTTATTGACAGTATAAGAAACAACTTTATTTGTGTTTGTACACCAATCTAATTGTTTTCTATCATAACCAAGTATATTTGTTCCATTTTTAAATTTTGGAGTCCAATATTTCTTTTGGCTTGCTGGTAAAGAATCATAATCACTTTCAGTAATTCTATTAACATTTTCCCAATTGTTTCTATAAAACTTAATCTTGTTTTGCGCTTTAACAACCGAGTCATATTTCTTTTCTATAAATTCTTCAAATTCGTCGTTTGATAAGTACCACTCATAATAAGGATCATTTATCTCATTTGACAAATATATTAACCAAGATTTATATGGATCTTCGTAGTATCTTTCGCTTAAATTGTCTGCTCTCTCGCTGTTACTAATATCAAATGGGTGAAATATGTATGGATTCTTAGAAACTTTGTTTAGAAGAACAACTTTTCTTGTTATATCAATAGCAACATTGTTTGCATAAGTTATTTTTGGGAATTTATCAAAATATCTATCTGTCATTTTATTTCTTTTCCAAACCAGAATTGCATTTCCATCAAATTCAAAGTCAAAGTTACGAGAGCAGGAGCTCCACTTTTATAAAAAGCAGGAACAGGTCCACCTGTGTAATTTGCCTGAACTGATGTTATGACACATGGCTTGAAGACCATATGACCATTAAGATTATTTGGGTGCATCTTAATCATAGCAACTTGCGGATATGACAAAGTAAATGGAATCGGACCTTTGTTTGGTGAAGCGGCTTGTTTACATTTTGTAATTATTTGTTTAATTGCTTTTGATTCTAGTTCATTTCTCGGCGCTAAAAACCAACTAAGAGAAAATTGCCTATATTCGGGTCTTTGAAATTGCAAGAACATTAAGGGGTTTAATGCAACTCCCAATCCTATTCCACCTAATTGTGCGCCTAACCCTATACCAGAAGCAACTGTTCTGCCAAATGTACCAAACCCTGATGCTACATTATTCAATGCTCCTAACGCAGCTTCAGTAAAAGATGGCGTTGACCAATGCAAAATTAAGTTATCATTCAACTTTTGTGGAATTGGTAGTTTTATACCACCACCTGCTGAAGGATTAGCAATACCATAAGAATTAAATTGCAAAGAACCAGTATATTTTACGAATTCAATTTGCGTGTAAAATCCCTTTCCTGAAACTAAATCAGCAGGAAAAGAATTTCCACTTCTGTCTCGGTCTCTGTCAATGGGTAATGGAAAATTAAATGATGGTTTAAATGTAGGGTATGTCATTCTCTCTTTTCTACATAAATACTCTTATTAAAGCTATTTATTACAAAATCAGCATGCCCATTCAAGGATTTTTTAAACCTAAAAACCCAAAAAAATACAAAGGGGACCCAACCAATATCGTTTATCGTTCTGGGTGGGAACTAAAACTCATGCTTTATTTAGATTCAAGACCAGAAGTTATCAGTTGGGGGTCTGAAGAAATTATAATACCTTATAGATCGCCTATTGACGGTAAAATTCACAGATATTTTCCTGATTTCGTTGTAACAAAAATAAATAAAGAAGGAAAAAAAGAAACTGCTGTAATAGAAGTGAAACCCTATAATCAAACTGTTCCTCCAAAAATCAAACAAGAAAAGCCAACAAAAAAGTTTCTAACAGAAGTAAAAAATTGGGGAATGAACGAAGCAAAATGGAAAGCCGCAACAGAATATTGTCGAGACAGAAATTGGTCTTTTCATATTTTCACAGAAAAAGAGTTAGGAATTAAATAATGGCCAATCAAAATGAAGATTTCACACAACTGCTCAAAAGTTCTGGTAGAGAGCTTGCTGAATCAGCAAAAAAAGCGATTGATTGGTTCAAAGACAAAACTCTTGATATTACAAAAAAACTTAACAGAAATCAAAACAGCATATTCACAAAAGATGGCACTCCAGAAATTGGCCAAATGTATATGTTTGTATATGATCCAAAATATAAAAATACATTGCCATTTTATGACAGATATCCTTTAGTTTTTCCTATTGAATTTAGTGGTTCCGGGTTTCTCGGCATAAATTTACACTATCTTCCGCCTTTAGCCAGAGCTTCTCTTTTAAATAGCCTAAAAAGATTAGCAAACAACGATAAATACGATGACAACTCAAAACTTGTAATTTCGTATGAATTGTTAAAGGCTCACGCAATACATTTTAATGGTGTAGAAAATTGTATAAAAAGATACTTATTTGCTCATGTTAGAAGTAGTTTCCATCAAGTTTCACCAATGGATTGGGACAAAGCTGTTTTGTTGCCATTACAAAGTTGGCAAATTAACCCAAATAGAAAATATTCTCGCAATCCTCCGTATTAAGGTCAAAAATGTCTTTTAACATAAACAATTTTAAGTCTAATATTGACAGTTATGGATACATCAAAAATAACAAATTTGAAGTGTATATCCAACCTCCTAGATTTTTAAGAAACAAATCTTTAAATATCAATAACAGAAGGCGTTCTGTTAGAAGTATAACTGAAATTTTAAGATACAGAATTGAACAAGTAAGAACACCTAGTGTTTCTTTGTTGTCAAACGACACCAATATATTTGGTATTGGTCCAACACAAAAAATGCCGTTCAACGCTCAATTTTTCGATACAACGTTTTCAGTTCTTCTAGACAGAAACACAGACCTTTGGGATTTTTGGTACTCTTGGACAAACGCAATATTTAATTTCAATGGTCTAGAACCAGACGGAAATAACGCATTTATTGGCGGAAGGATACCAACCTATTGCGTAGAATACAAAGATGAATACTCTACCAACATGACGATTGTGATTTATGATGATACGGGTAGAACTGTAAAAACAATCAATCTTTACGAAGCATTTCCTTCTTCTATAAGAGAAGTACAATTAGCTTGGAATGATAATGTCAATTTAATGCGTTTGGCCATAACAGTTACATATTCTAATTATTCTATAGTCGGTCAAAATACTAGCCTAACAACACAACCATTAACTGGAACAGGCACTGATCCACAACGAGATGAAACCTTTGTTCTAAACAGACCACAAACAGATGGTATTGGACCATATTTTTCTCCTGGTGTTACAATTCCAGTAATTTCGCCTGTTGTTATTACAAAAGAATTTTAATAAATTATAAAATTAAACTTGAATGAACAATTAAACGATGGAGTAATTAATGTCTTCGTTACCAAAAATAGATTATCCAATATTGAATATCAAAATTCCTTCAACAAAAAAGGAATTTATGTTCAGACCCTTCCTTGTTAAAGAGGAAAAGCTTCTTTTGATGGCTAAAGAAAGCAAAAGCAGCTCTGATATCTTCACAGCAATCAAACAAGTTGTTCAAAATTGCTGTTTGGATCAAAAATTTAAGATCGATCAGTGTCCAATATTCGATTTAGAGTATGTTTTCATAAAATTAAGAGCTTTTTCTATTGATAACGTGATAAAAATTAACTATGTAGACGCCGAAGACAATAAATCTTATGAATTTGACATTGATCTCGAAGATATTAAAGTAGAATTTCCAAAAAATTCAGAAAATACCATAAAAATAAACGAAAGCGCAGGATTAATTATGAGATATCCCTCCGCATCGTTGTATTCAGACGAAGAATTTTTGCATTTACAAAAAGATTATTTGTTTGAATTGATTGTAAGGTGTATTGACAAGATATACGACAAAGATGAAGTTTTTGAAGCTGAAAATTTCTCAAAAGACGAGCTAAGAGAGTTTCTAGAAAACTTAAATGTCAAAGTTTTTGAAAAAGTACATAAATTTTTGTTGAATGCACCAAAAATCAAATACGTTTTGAAGTATAAAAACTCTCTTGGCAATGAAAAAGAAATTGTTTTCAGCTCGTTAAACGATTTTTTTTCTTGGCGCTGAGTCATAATACTCTTAAGGGTTATTATAAGATGATTTTTTCTTTGGCTCAGCACCATAAATATTCTATAAGTGAAATAGAACATTTAATTCCCTTTGAAAGGGATGTTTATGTTAATTTGTTGTTGCAGTACATCCAAGAATTAGAAACGCAGAAAAAGAACGAATAAAAGATGGCACAAGATACAGTTTTAAGGTCTATTTCATCAGATATTAATAGAATGAGCCAAGAAAATGGCCAGTTCAGAAAAATAGCCACACAACAAAATAACAGTATCTCAAGTTTTATAAAAGACATTTCAAAAATGTTCTCAACCAATACCAACCAACAAGGTCAGTTGAGCAACAGTATTGGCGATCTACAACAAACTTCTGCACAAACTGGTCAAAAAGTTGACCAAACAAATAATTTGATGCAAAATTCTATTTCCATTCAAACACAAATGTTGAATGAGATGAAAAACACTTCTTCAACACTAAGAGAACTTTACAATTTAGCTTTGAATAACTCTAATACCATGAATAATCAACAAGGATTATTGAGTGGTGGTGGTGGCGGATGGCTTGGAGCAATGGGCAAAATGCTTGCAGCATTTGCTGGAGGGGGAGCTGTAGGTCTTGCAGCTAGTGATATTTTCGGCGGCGATAGTTCTATTATTAGTGGTATTATGAATGCTGGAAAATATATGGAAGGTGGATTTAGTGATTTTAGAACCATGATAGGTAATGAATTTTCCTCTCAAAATGCATCAGGGTCAGAAAATTTGGGTGTCATACCAGGAAATAGTGATACTGGAGGAGGAAATAAACTTACTGTTTCTGAAATGACTAGACTGGCTAAAGAAGCAGGGTTTAGTGACCAACAAGCTGCTGTAATGGGTGCAATTGGTGCTGCGGAATCTGGTGGTGATAGTGGAACAGATACAATACAATCTGGATTAGATCCAAATATGCAAGATGAATTTTCAGTTGGTTTATGGCAAATTAACTGGAAAGCACACAAAGATGGTATTTTAAAAGAAATGGGTATAACAGATCCAAATCAATTAAGAGATCCAAAAATAAATGCAGAAGCAGCCAAAAGAGTATTTGACGCAAGCAGAGGCGGAAGCTTTGATCCTTGGAGTGCGTATAACAATGGAACTTATCAACAATATCTTGGTACTGCACAACAATCTTTGAGAGAAAGAGATGATGCCTTTGCACCTCCGGGCACAATAATACCGCAAAATGGTCCAACAAATTCATACGGTGGTAGTGTAAGAGAAAGTCAATCTGAGTTGGCTGGAGTAAGAAAACTACCATTGAGTCAAAGATTGAGAGGGGTTCTTGAACAAGCAGCAGATTCTGTTGGTGTTGAGGCTGTTGTATATTCTGGCGGACAAGCTGCTAAAGGAACAGGTGGACCAAGAACTGGATCAACAAGACATGATAATGGAAATGCGGCAGATCTTTTTCTAATGAAAGATGGTAGAAAACTTTCAGATATAAACCCAGAAGACAGAGAAATTATGGCAAAATTTGTTTCTGCTGCTGTTTCGGCTGGTGCTACAGGAGTC